GACCTTTACGTGGTACGAAAGTATCTGGATCGTAAACCATTGGAGTCATGATTACTGGAATGTATGGAGCGAATACCGCACCTGCTTCCAAGAATTGACCACCTCTGAATCCCATTAAAATGGTATTTTCAGTCATGTATGGGTTTTTGTAAACAGTGTATCTGTTATTGATAGCACCTGCTTTCTGAACACCAAATGCATAAGTAGCTTTACTTACATCACCGTCAGAGTTACTAGCGTATCCTGGGATTGATTCCAAAATAGTAGCTACTGATGGAGAACATACTAAGAAATTAGCACCACCTCTAAGAGTTTTCTGGTGGATAATGTTGCTTAGTTTTTGCATTTTAGTTCCTAAAGTTTGGAACCATTGTCCTTGGGTGTTGTAGAAACCTGCAGTGTTTTCAAATGCAGTTCCTGTAGCATTAATAGTGTTGTTATTAATAGCTGACCAGAACTCAGTTCCAGCACTTGCAGACTCAATTAACATATCCATGATTTCAAGATCAATCTCTAAAGAGATATACTCACTCATGATTGAAGTTAATTCAGCTTCAGCATCTAGAGAATGATAAGCATTTAAATCTTGAGCGAACTCAGGAGTCCAAACAGCTTTCAATTTTCTAGTTTTAGCTACAATAGCTTCACTTCTCATTTGAACATTAATTTCTGGAATTTCAAATGGTGTAGGTGTAGCGTTGTTTGCATTTAAATTAGTATTTCCTGCTTCGAAATCACCTCTATCAGCATCAGTAGTTTGAAGTACATACTCAACTGTTACATCAGAACCTTGTACTGGAGAGACAGATCCTGATACAATAAATGTAACATTTGCACCATTGTTATAAGATGTAAAAGCAGAAACTTGAGTACCTGCAGCACCAGCTACGAATGATCCTGTTTGTAATTGGAATGCTCTAACTGCTTTAGTATCTAAATTACCTAAAGATGCAGTTGGAACTGTAACTTTTACAAACTCACCAGCAGCAGCTGAAGCAGAGTAATTTGAATCAAAATTCAAATCTGCCCAACCAGCTGAACTTGTAGTTGCTGTAGCTACAGAAGCAGTATCATTGATAGAATAACTAAATCTACCAGCACCATAAAGACCACCTGTAGCACCGTTTCCAAAAGGAGCGTTACCATCTTGATCACCGTACATTGATTCAGTTGCAGTGAATGGAGATTTGCTAGTACCATACTGGAAATCTAGATAAAATACTAGACCAGAAGGTAAATTCATTGGTTGAACCGAAACAAATTCCTTTGCTGAGATTTGACCAAAGATTTTTCTTACTAATGGAAGAGCAACTCCAGCCCATTGAGCACCTGTACCTGGAGAAAAACTTCCAGCACCAGTACCACCACCTGTACTTGATTCCTCAGTTACTAATTGCTTAGCCTGATTTTCTAGGATCATAGACATATTGTTTTTGTTGGTTTCGCCTTCGATACCTTCTAACAATCCTGTCTTTCCCCATTTGTTGGCTAACCTTGCAGCATCGCTTTGCAATGACTTGTAAGGATTAGCACTTTCTAAAAGAGAGTTTAATTGACTCATAATAATTGTTTTGTTTTGTTTTGTTTTGTTGTTAAAATTAAATAATACCTGCTAATTTTTTAAATCTATTAACCATTTCATCTGATTCAACAATTGGCTTTTTCTTAGCTACCTTTGGAGTAATACTAGTTTTAGAAGCTCTTCCGATTACACTTTCGTTTACTGTTTTCTTTTTAGAAACGATGTTTTCAGAAATAGTAGAATATACTATTTTTGCTTCCTTAACTGTAGTTGCTTTGTCAAATGCACCTAATACTTTAGCTTTTTGTGATTCAGTCAAGTTTTTAGATTTGAAGATTTTGTTAGCGTAGAGAAGTTTAGCATTCAATAAGTTGATTTCATTGAGTTCTGATCTTAATGTTGCAATAACATTCATTGCTTCATCTAAATCTTTTTTCATTTCATACATCTCATCATCACCTTCTTCTACTTCTTCTTTTGCTTCAGAAACGTCTACAGAAACTTCTTCGTCATCTTCGACTTCGATTTCTCCTTCATCGTTTACTTCAACATCAACGTCATCTTCGAATGATTCACCAGCTTCTAATTCGCCAGCTGAAACCATGTCTTCAATTACGTCTTCAATAAATGCTTTAAGGTCGTCTTCTGACATATCTTCAAGGTCGATGTCTTCATCATCCTTGTCTTCCATGTCTTCTTTCTCGTCTTTCTCACCGTCTAAGTAGCCTTCTTCTTCAGCATCAGTACGTTCGTCCTCTTTCAAGTCCTCTTTTTCGTCCTTCATACCATCCAAATAGCCTTCTTCTTCAGCATCTGTACGAGCGTCTTCCTCGAGCTCATCTTTTTCTAACTCTGCTAAAATTTCGTCTAAGTCCATGTCTTCATCCATTTCTTTTTCTTCACGCATTTTTTCGGTTTCTTTTTCGGCTTTATTATCACCTTTGTCACCTTTACGCATCACGGGATCTGACATTTTCTCTTCCATCTTTTCAGCATCGTCTTTACCTTCGTCCATCTCGTCGTAGCCTTCATCCATATCTTCTTTATCCATTTCCTCTATTTTACTAGCGAACATAGATTGAAGTTGTGGAGTAAACGCTTCTTCAAGAGCGACTTTGGCATTTGCAATAGCTGATTCTTTTACAGCTTTAGCATCGGCAATAGCCTCTTGTAAAAATTGTCTGTTCATTTTCCTAAAATTTGTTTTTGGAACTACGTTTATTTAAGAAACGTAATGGGGATTATAATTTGATTAATGTCATATCAGAAATGACATATTATGTTGATACGTATGTGAGAATATTTTAAAGTCGCATAGAAAAAAAAAAGCCCGCTTTCGCGGGCTTAGGTCTTAGGATACTATCCTAAGAGGGGAGGGTTATATAATCGGACATTGTCCGTTGGAGCAAAGTATTTCGGATATAATAGAATTTACTTTTTGGTAACTAGTTTGTTTTGAAAAATCTAAACCTTCACTTACTAAATGCATAAATGAATCTGGGTTGGAAGGTGTTGAAACAAAATCCCAACATAGTAATTCAAAGTCATCTTGTACTTCCATTACTTCACCCATTTGTTTAAGTGAACCCATTCCACGAGAAGAAACACCTACTGTAATATTTGATTCAATTAATGCTTTTAAAATGTTTCCTGATGGAGTAGGTAATATTTCAATTTTACCCATTACATTATCTCCATCCCACCACATATCAGAAATGTTATGTGATACATTTTTTAAGTTAATTACTGAAGATTCAGGATGATCTAATTCACCCATTGCTCTATTTTCTTTAACTAAAGGCATGTATTTGTCAATTTCTCTTTCCCATAAATCTTTAGAATAATATCTACCATTACCATTTTTAACCTCTGCTGTGGCTAAAATACCTTCAACTAAAGGTAAACCCCTATCGGATACTTTACCTTCTGTTAAAAATACAGGATTTGCCTTAAATAAATGAGTTTCGGTTAATAATGCTGACATATTAGTCTTCGTTTTGGGTTTCGTCTACTATTTCTTTCTTTGTGTAAGATTTACCACACATTTTTTCATACAATTTTTCAATACCAGCTTTTCTTTTTTCTAAAAGCTTGATTTCTTTTTGCATTTCTTTCATTTTCTTCTTATCTACTAATTCAGATAAACTTTCATCTTCTGACACCATAGATAATCTTTCATTTTTACTTGAAATTATTTCTTCAAGGGCTTCAATTTGCATTTCTAAAGTAGCAATTTTACCATTTTTTTCAATTTCAGATAATTTAGAATCTGTAGTTTCTTTTTTTACTTTTTTAGCTTTAGGTTTTGAAGGTGCCTTTTCACCTAATGGCATACTTTCCATTAAATCTACTAATGATATCATTTTGTTTTCTTTTATTTCTAAATAACCTGTACCTACATCTCCTTTAGGAAAGTCTTTCTTAGTAGCTTCTCCATATCCACCACCTTTACCAGCATCTTTAACCATTTTACCTTTACCTAAACCTGGTAGTTCTTCTTTATATCCAATCCCTTCGATACCAAATTGAGCATCTTCAACATAAAATAAAGGATTTTTTTCTAAATTCTTTTTTACTATGTCTTTTAATTCTTGCTCTGTCTTATCTGCATTTTTAGGATTTTTCATTTCTGTATAATAACCACGAAGATATTCTTCAAAATTCATGTTATTAACATCATTTTCATCCTTATAATCATACCCAGCAGTTTCTAAATCAGTAACTTCTTTAGTAGGTTTTTTCTCTACTGCCTTTGCTTCCTCAGCTACTAAATTCATATTTTTGTCAAAAATAGCAAACCAATCTGGTTTAGTGGAAATAGAAGAATTTCCCATACCTAGCGAGATACCTTCTGTAATTATATGTCCATGTTTTAGACTGGCTACAGTTTCAGTTAATGTGGCTGCATTGCGAACTATATTAGGAAACTGTCTTTTAGCAGCTTTCATAAATACTTCTTTATTTCCTTTACCTTCAGAAATTAAATTGTACTGTTCTTGTAATGTTTTTTGTTTCATTTTATTCTTATTTTAATAAGTCTTTTATATCTTTGACGTAATCTAAAACTAAATCTGTTGGTTTAACTACAGCATATGATGATTCATTATCATTGTAATATTTTACAGTTTCATTTTTAGCATTGCTTAACATTTTATAAATATCATTAAGTTCTTGCTCTATTTGATCAAATGCAGCTATTCTTTTTTTTTGGAATTCACTTGAACTTTCAGCTTCAAATAATTGCTTAACCCCTAATCCAGAACCTTTCTGGACAT